ACAGCTGGATCGTTGGCGTTAAGCCAATATGAAGGCGGCCAGCTTTACTTTACTGCAACTGGTGCATCCATATTTTTTGACACAGTACAAACCAACAAAGTTATACAGGTGGTATTTGGATCAACAGCAACGGCGGCATCAAATACAACAACTACTTATGCTGACACAAATTTAACTGCAACAATCACACCTACATCTGCTAGTTCACAAATTTTAATTCTAGTTAGTCAAAATGGCGTTTTAGGTACAACGGCATCAAACGGTGTCAAATTAAGGATATTGCGCGGCGCAACTAGCATTTCGGATTTTGCAGGTTCGTTAGGTTATAGCCAAGCAAGTTCTACTCGAAATGATACTGCTGGTAGCTGTAGTTTTCTTGACTCACCAGCAACTACATCGGCCACTACTTATAAAACACAATTTGCACAACGTACAGCCGATGCGACAGCTTGTCAGGTGCAAGTTACATCTGAGTCTAAATCAACAATAACTTTAATGGAAATAGGTGCATAAAATGGCAACAGGTGCAGAAGTATTATCTTTACTAATCCCTAAAGGCGGTTGGTATATCTCAGGCGATGATTTTGAAGGTATCCAATTTTTAGAGTGCGACCCGATTACTAAGGCAGAATTTCAGGCTGGCTTTGCAAAGTACGATGCTTGGCAAGCTGCAAAAGATGCACAAATTGCAAAAGACAAAGCTGCACTATTGGCCAAGCTAGGCATTACAGCCGATGAAGCGGCCCTATTGCTGGCATGAGTGCGATCAGTTATAACGGCTGGCCAGCCTCTAAAGAGGTTGAGTCAATCCGTATCAAGTCTTACGCGATTAAGGGCAGCAACGTTAAGCTGCGCTGCGCATATTTTGCTGCGCCTTTACTGGTTGCCTTTGCTGGGGATTTTAATGAATTAATTGAACCGATCGATGGCGGTGCGCTAGATGATTGGGGCTACTGCTATCGAGATGTTAGAGGCGTACCGGGCAAGTTGAGTAACCACAGCAGCGGTACGGCCATAGACCTTAACGCGACTAAACATCCTTTAGGCAAGGCAGGCACGTTCCCAGCTGAAAAAATTCCAATGATCCAGGCACTTACAAAAAAATATGCTCTTAACTGGGGTGGTAATTGGACTCGAAAAGATGAAATGCATTGGGAATTAGCACTAGACCCAGTTAAGACAGCCAAACACATTAAGAAGTTAGGATTAAGTTATGCCGAGTAGCGCACAAATATCAGTAGGAACCACAGCCACGCTTTTAGTAGCTGCAAATATTATGGATCAAACAGTACAGCTGCATAACCTTGGTGGCGGTGCGGTTTATCTGGGTAACGCAAGTGTTACTACATCTAATGGTTACAAACTAGATAACACAGATAAATTACAAATACCTGTAGGAGATAACGAGGCTTTATACGCTATTACTGCCAGCGGTACTCATATCGTTGCAGTATTGTCACAAGTCAACTAAGGGCATTTAGGAGTAACACCATGAAAGAGCAATTAATGGCCGCTGGCCTGTCATACCTACGTCACGCCGCAACCTGCGCAGCTGCGCTTTACATGTCTGGGATTACTGATCCTAAGATTCTGGCTAACGCGTTTCTTGCTGGCCTGCTTGGGCCGCTGATGCGTGCGCTTAACAGCTCAGACAAAACTTACGGCGTTAAGTAAATGACTACAGCCCAGTCGCTTATTACAATGGCAATCGCTGTTGCGACCCTATTGGGGTGTGCGGCTGGGCTGGTACGTCACCTAGTTAAATACTATCTATCTGAACTAAAGGTAGATGGTAATGGTGGCCATAACCTTGTAGGTAGAGTTGAACGTATAGAACAGCGGGTCGATTCTATCTACGAGCTTCTTGTGCGTAGTAAGCCTGAATAGCAGTTAGCTGATCGTTAGACCGTTTGGCACTTGTGCTACGCATATCTAGCCCAGGCTGACTTGCCGGGGCTTGTAGCCAATCCTTGTTTTCTTGCCATAGCCGTAAGGCATCTACTACATGGTCAAAGAAATAGTTAATGTCCCTACCCCGTAGCCGTATGGCTATCTGCGTTTCGACCTCTTTCAAGCCATCCCGCATGAAATTGCTGCCTACTATCAGCAAATCCCCTGGGTTAATTACTCGATCATCTTGCCCATATCCGTAACACGTCAAACGCCCATTTGTTACCGCCGAGCTAGTCACAGTAACTGTGCCGCTAGGTTGCATCTTTGGTGCTCCCATAATTTGCCCTTCCAACTGTGGCGTGTCGGATCTTGAAAAATGTCAGGGGATGCCCTTACACTTTTCGTAATGAGTGTCAGCACTCATTGTTATACAGATCACAGCGATCGCCAAGGGCTTGGTAATAACAATTAAATAACAGTTTAATAATGGAACTAGCTAGTGGTTTCGTGAGTGCTACCACCGACTTGTTACATTATGTTAAGTGGAAATAAGCGCAAACTTATTTCATTTACTTAACAAAACTATTTTCTTGCTATTGCCTGGCCCTTGTTTCAATCATAACAGATAAGGGCTTATCTAATGACATGGACACTTATGTTACAGACGTTAGTTTTAACTGCGTTCATCGCAGTAACGTCATCCTTAGCCAGTTTCATCGTGGCTTACAAACAAGGCGTAAAAGATGGATATTTAAAAGGTCGCGCAGCTGGTATGCGCATTGGTCGCGATCGTGACCGGGTACTTAAATGAGTTTCGATCTAAGTACATACGAGGATGTAAATAGTCGCATTAAACGATTTAGAGCAGAACACATCACTGGTCGAATCACAACTGACATAATCGAAATTAACGTCAAAGATGGTTACGTCATTATCAAGGCCAGTGCCTACCGTGAGCATGAGGATCAAGTACCGGCAGCTGTTGATTACGCTTTCGAACAGCGCAGTGATCGAGGCGTTAATAGAGATTTTTGGATTGAAAACTGCGCGACCAGTGCCATAGGTAGATGTATTGGCCTATTGATGCCCAGTGAGTCACGGCCTACAAAACAAGATATGGAAAAGGTCGAACGACTTGCTACTGCTACCCCATCGGTTGAAGCTGATTTATGGGTGACACAGAAGGTAACGGAAGGCGTTGGAAGTGTCCGCCCCGCAGCCGAAAGCATCGAGGCCATCCGTACGCAGCTAGGCAGCGAGATTGTCGATCAATCCCCTGTTTGCTCGCACGGTCGCATGGTCTTTAAAGAAGGCGTAAGTGCCAAGACTGGCAATAAGTACAGCGGTTATACCTGTAGCAGCAAAGTAAGGGGCGATCAATGCAAGCCAATCTGGTTATAGTGCCCACTCCTTTGCCAGCCGTTGTACTTGATTACAGCCAAGAGGTACAGGCACACGCATCAGGCTTTGCTCGATCGACAGGCGTGGTTGCTAATCGGCCCGATCATGCTGGTAGATATAACAATAAACTTAATTACCATGAATTTGTAACAGAAAATAGCGAAGCTGCTGGCAGCGAGATCGCTGTTGCCCAGTATATGGGCATTAAAAACTTTATACCTACTGTAGATACATTTACCGAGCAGGCAGATGTAACCATTGGCAACCTGGGCTTTGAAGTTAAATGGACTAGATACATCAACGGCCATTTAATCATTCACCAGGATTACATGCGTTTACAAGATGTAGCAATTTTGGTCGTTGGTAAAAGCCCGGTCTATCAATTAGCAGGCTGGATGCCTGTGCTATGGGCTAAGAAAGCCAAGTATTACAACGCTGCAGACGGCAACTTTTGGGTGTCACAGCGCGAATTATTTGAGATGAACACACTGCGAAAGTCCGTTTATGGAATTATTGAGGATTAAATGCCGGGTGTGCGCCCTTAAAGGATACGGCGTACAACCGCACTCGATCATTACAGAGTTTACGCATCCAGCAAATGACAAGGTTTTTGTACAGTGCCTTGGCTGTGGCATCTATGGCTATGAGGAAAAACAAAATGCCGAATAACCTAGAGATACGTTGTAACTGCGAGGACTACAAAGAAATGAGCCTGTCGGTTCACCTTGTAAATGGCATAGTGCCAATCATCATTATTAAGTGCGAAAACTGTATCAGTGCTTACACAGTCATGCCTAATTCGGTGCAAAATGCCTAGTTACTTATATCGATGCGATCAATGCGGTTCAGAGCTTGAGTTTAATCACCCACGGCACACGCCAAATAGTGTTTTACCGCTTTGCTGTTCTACCCCTATGAATCCGGTGCCTAATGCCTAAGCAACTGGGATCGGTTTACTACGATGTTAAAGATTTCGGCATTTATAACCCATGCTGTGACTCAATTCAGTTTAAGTACGTGTGCATAACCTGTGGACAAAATGCTGGTTGTTACTTCTGCACCTTTGATCCTGAGGAAAAGCATGATTGCGAATAGTCTCGACACGCCGAATAAATGGAAATGGATTAGCTATATATGTGTATACTTAGTATTAGTACTTAATGCTTCTACTAATGCTTATGCTAGTACTGACTCCCATATAGAGAAAGAAAAATATAAACTTTATAGTCATATAAAACTAACTAACCACAATGAATATCTATGCCTTGTGCGCCTTTGGAATCTTGAATCATTGTGGAATCCTAAAGCAAATAACAAAGAATCAACTGCTTATGGAATACCACAGCTATTAAAGCTAAATACTAAAGACCCGTACTTACAGATAGATGCCGGTCTTAAGTACATAGCCCATAGACACGGCACACCTTGTAAGGCTTTGGCCTATCATCTAAAGACAGGTACTTACTAATGGCAAAGCGTGGTGATCCTAGGTTGTCAGCTGGTTACAAGATGATAAGGCTACGGGTGCTGCATCGAGATAACTACGTTTGCTACTACTGTGGTGGTGATGCTAACCAGGTGGATCATGTCGTACCCATATCAAAGCAAGGTGATGTAATGGATATGGATAACATGGTGGCAGCTTGTAAGAGATGCAACGTAAGCAAGGGCAACA